ACAAATCTTAGGAGCCGCTTCTTTACCATGCGCTCTTGTTTGTTCTGCTATGCATTCATCCCAAGGATAGTCAGCTAGATTTTTCTTTTTAGATAATTCTTTTGCTATCTTTTCTAAAGATGGATTAATTATTTCATTTAAAGCTTTTAAGATTTCTTGGTCTGTAGGCTTTTTTTCTGAAAGCTCTTGCATACGATCTACAAAAAACCCCTCTATGGATAGCCCTTTTATATCACCTGATTTCACCTTCGCCCAGAGATCATCATTTAGGATAGACATTTTGACCATCCAACTTCCAACGGGAAGATTATATCCGTACAAAGCACTTTTGTCTTTTATACTATCCTCAATAATCCATGACTCTACAGTTAAAACTCCAGCAACTCTTTCTTCATGCTGATAGGTAGCTTTGTGATGATTGTTATTTTTTAAGTATAAATATGCTGCTTTTTTTACAGTTGCTTTTGAAAAGTAAACATAAAACTCAGAATTTGAATCGGCATCAAATCGGTAGATATTTTTGTCTGGGATAAGGGCTGGTGAAATTATTTCCCTTTTATCAGTATCAACTTTAGCTAAGGTCAAATTGTTTTTAGCTTTATTCATAAAAACCATATTTTCCTCTATGGCTGGAGCTGATACTAAACTGATACAGTCAATAGCCAAAGAGTCCTGTTTATCATCAATTACTAACTCAACAATTTTAGTAGGTGTCATTTCTTCATAAGAGGCATTAGCTTCTTCGCACTCTTGTATGGTGTTATATTCACAGTCTCCTGTTTCACCCCATTTTATTTTTCCGTCTTTACATTCTGTACATGGCATATTATATAATAGATTTTAATTAATTTTATTTGTTTTTTAAATTGTAGCCCTTCTTCTTATGGTTGCTAATTTGTCTTGGCTATTCGTTATATCATCTGAAACTACATAAGCCTGCATAGGTTCTACCTCTTGACCTCCTTCTAATTCAAAAGAGCCAGACATCATTTCAGGTGCAGGGGGTGCAGCAGGTGCATTTAATCCTCCTGGAGCACCACCACCCCCACCAGAACCTACATCAGTTCCCATAATCATAGCGACATTTGCTAACCCTGAAGCAACTGCTAGGGCTGCTGCTATCGGTGCTAAAGCTAACCCTCCTATTGGTATGGTTAAAGCATTATTATAAGCAGCATTAGCAGCTTGAAAAGTATCTATGATTGCCATACCAATTTTCATGGCTTTCACTTTTTCTGCATTTTTCTTTCTTTTATCCTCAAACTTTTCATCAATAGCTTCTAAGTCTCCCCCATTTGCTTCAGCTAATTTCTTTTCTTCCTTATAATTCTTTTCAATAGCAGCACTTTGTGCATCTAACCCCTGTGAAATAACAGCAAACCCCTGCTGTAATAATCCTATCTTGTAGTCTGCTAACTCTTTAGCCTGTGCCTTCTCCTTTTTAACTTCTTCTTCTCCCCTAGCCAATGATTCTTGCTGATGAATGAAATTCATTTGAGTTACTCTGTCTTGGTGATTCTTTAGTGCTTCTTCTTCCTGCCTTCTAACACCTTCCCTATATTTATCCACCTGTTCTTGGCGTTCCTTTGTGCGAATTATACCATCTTTATCTTGCTGATCTAGTACAGCTATCCTTGTTCTCGCAGCTTCAGTATATTTTAGCTCCTGATCATACTGAGCTTGTAGTTCGTCATTGTCAGCTTGTATTTTTCTTTCTACCCTAAGTTTTTCTGCTTCTATTTCGTCTGTTGTTGTTACATCCTCTAGCCTCCTAGTAAGAGCCCTCAGTTTCAAATAATCTTCATCTATTTTTTGTCGCTTTCTTTTCTGATCTTCTGCTCTTAGAACCATCATATCGTGTAAAAACATTGCCTCTAGTTGTTTTTTTAGTTGCTGGTGTTTTTCAAAGAGAGCTTCTTCTTTTTTATTTGATCGGTCATCAAAATCAAATTTAGCATCTAACTCCTTGAGAGCATCTCTATGCTGATTTTCTCTCTGTGTTTTCGCCTTTGCGAACTCATACGCTTGCATGTCCTCATTATGTTTTCTTTGAAGTCTCTGAATGTCATTCCATAGCTTTATTTGTATCTGTAGCTTTTGTTTTGCCCTACTTCTATATGATGAGTGTCTAGCTCTAGCCTGACTCTCTGCTTTTTTATTGATTCCGCTTATTTTCCTGCTAAATTTAGCATCATTCCCTGCTGCTGTTCTTCTGAGGTTTATTAGCCTAACTTCTGCTGTTGCTAAACTATCCAATAGTTCTGCCTCGTTACCTTCTAACTGTATTTGGATTTTTAGATTGGCAATAGCTGCACTTGCATTTGCCATCTGTAGCTCCCCCATTTCAGTTTCTAACTTATAAGCATCAGTCGCAGATTGTATTTTTTGTTCCTGTGTTGCATTTTCATCCTGAGCAGCCCTATTTAATTCATCAAGTTGCATTTGCTTATTAGCTAATTCTATGCTCAATTCTCTTTCTGATACTGCTAGTGCAGCTTGGCTCTCCTTTAGAGTTAAAGCTAGAATTACCTGCCTTTCCATTTCTTCACTTATGCCATTAAATGTAGCGTTTAGATTATCAGCTACACCTTCCCAGTCGCCTGTGAATACATCGTACCACGCATCCGCATAGTTCCCCATCCTGTCTGTAAGTACATCCCACATAGCTCCTGATGCAGTCATAGTCTTGTTCCACGTTGAAGCTGCTTGGTCTGATTGAGACATTAAACCAACCAGCAAACCTAGAGCAACCACTAAAGCTCCAATCCCTGTAGAAATCATACCTGCTTTTATAGCAAAAAACATTTTCTTAGCGGCAGGTATTATCTGAAGATATTTACTTTTTATGCCACCTAAAGATCCGCTAAGTCTTGTTAAAGAACCTATAAGGTGCGTATTTGACTTCAGGTATTTACTAGTACCCTTATTCATGTCCTTCATAGCATTCTTAGCACTTCTCCTTTCGTTGTTTAATTCCTTTAATCCAATTCTTTCTAGTGCTAATTCAGTTTTAGTTTCTCTTATTTTCTCTATTAATTGAGGGTAGCCTGCCGAAGCTGTACGAGGTGTCGTTACAGCAAGTTGTTGCAGCCTGATATATTCAAGCTCTAGTTCTGTAATTACACTCTTTTGAATTTGTATCTGTTCATTTAGGTTTGAGAACTCTTGCTGTGCTGTCTCTAAAGAAGTACTTAACTGGTCTACATCCTTAGTAACTGTGGAGATGTTACTCTTTACTTCCAATACTATTTCTTCTGCCATTGTCTTATTTTTTTTATAAAGCTACCCCTGTTTTTATTTGTGTAAATCTTATATTTCCTGCCCATTCTATAGTCATATTAGCTGCACCTTTTACATTGAGCAAGAAGTTAGTATTTGCACCTGATATTGAGCCTGATGGCATCCATCCTGTTACTGTTCCTGAGCTTTTTATTGCATCTCTCTCTCTGGAGATACTTGTTACTCCTGACTTATTAATGATGACTCCACGTTCTACCCAACTAGCAAAGTCTCCTGGATTTCCTGCTGCTGTTCCACCAACCCTTACTGCTAAAACATCTGCATGAAAGTACATAGCAGTATTGTCAGGCACATTAAAAAAACTTGCAGTAGTATTATTAAGGTAACTAGCAACCCACCCAGAGGTCGTAGTTTGCCTTCCGTACATTAAATGAATAGACTGTTTTGTTCCTAAATCCGCATTAGGCGTGTTACCCCCTAAAACAATAGAGTTCTCTGCCGTAGCCTCACCTAAAGTGCCATAGACAGAAGTATTATTGACTCCATTTGCTATTTCATTATGACTTCCATTTATTAGGCAATTAGTATTAAAACCTCTTGTAGTATTTGATGTCCCGTTTATCTGTACTGTATTTGTTCCTAATTGTGTTGTATTTCTAGGTCCGTTTATCCTATTGTTTATATTACCTATATTGCTTTCTAAGTTTGTATTGTACCGATAAGAACTGCAAGTACCAGAAGCTCTATTATATGTATAACCATAAGCCTCACAAGTCGCTTGATTAGCTTGTAAATCATCATTAGTGCCATCAGTAAAGATTACATTTCCTAGCACAGTTACGCTGTATGGCTTTATGCTATGTCCTGTTAAGTATGGTGTTGTTGGTGTTATTGCCATTATGGTATAAGTATAAATTCTACTGTTGCTAATGTATTTGGTTTATATTCAATCTTATTCACTCTAAAGGTTCGATTCTTGATTTGCACTTTGTCATAGAACATAAAAGAATTTATATCAGAAGGGTTAAGATCTACCTTTAAAGTCATGGTTCTTGTATCAGGATTATATAGCTCATTAAAATAAGGAAGCCAATAAACATTAAATAGATTATCAACTGGCGAACCTCCTATCGGAGATAATAGCTGCTCACTTGTAAATACAAAATCTCTAGTAGGTGTGCCTGATGTTGGTGGTGGTATTGTTGGTATATCTGACAAATGGCTAAACTGTAAAAATTCATCTTCAAAAGAATCACCTACCACTCCATTCTGAGTAGGAACAGAATAAGTACAGCTTGTTAAAGTCTTAACTCCATTAGTATAGAATATTCTTGGAGAATTATCAAATCCTTCACTAATTAAATCATCTGACATAGCATATAGAGATGGCACTATAAAGTCTGAAAAATTATCCTCTAAAGGTTTAGAGACAGTAGCAGCAAAAGGTTCTGCTTTTATTTCTTTTTCACCTTCTAAAATTGTAAACCCTTCCTGTGCTTCCCAGTTTAAGCTACCATATAAGTGTCCACTTGTAGATCGTTTATATTGCCTAAATACGTAGTCATCTTCATCTTCTACAAATTTAAAGATTGTATTTTTATTTAAGTTTGTTAAAGGAGTAAGATCCATTTTAGAAACATCTACTTTATCCGTCCAATCTAAAGTCTTAGTATTTGGATTTGTTACAAATATATCTGCATAGGGTTCTATTAAAATATTCTCAGGGTCTCCTTCATCTACCATACTGACTAAATTAAACATAGTCATAATTCCTTTTAAAAAATCCCATTGTCCTGTTTCTCCTCTGAACGCATTTAAAGTTGCTGAATTAGCAGAAAGATTAGACTGAATAAATACTGCTGAACTGGGGTTTCCTAGTGCTTCATTTTGCCTCCAATCTGTACTTGCCTTAAATTGAGCTTTTAAAGTATCTCCTGTTTGTAATATAACTTGTAAATTGCCTGCATAATTAAAACTACCACCAGCTACTCCCATAAAAGATTGACCATTTATTGGGGGATTAACAGCTCCTGCTGCGGTAGTATGCACCCATTTACATTGCACTAAAGAACCTCCTGCTGTAATCCTTAAATCAAAATCATAATCTATTATATACATTTCATTAGAAGTAGTGGCTGTAATAATATAAGTAGAGGTATCGTAATCTGGAGGAAGTGTTGAACTTGGTTGCCCTCCCGTTACTCCTGCAGGAATTAATCTTAATTCTTTATATACCGCTGTTCCTATATTAGAAGCTGCTCCTGTTCCAAATTGCCAACTCCCTTTATATTCATTATCAGGAGCTACTGTTTCATCTGCTCCCCAATTAAAATCCATATATAGCTTGTCAAACTCTGCACTATCAAAGAAGTTTGAAGTCCAAGTGAAACCAGCAGCCTCAAATATTCTGTTAATTAGATATGTTAATTTTATACAAGGTCTGAACGCTGTCTGTAGATTAGGGAGTATAGGAAAGCCACTTGTAGGGTCAAGTGCAATTTGATGTGTCCAATCTATAAAAGGATATTTTAAAACCCCTGTAGTTGAAGCACCAGCAACACCTGCAAAAGTTCCAACAGGAAGGGGGTTGGCTAATGCTAATGTTCCCTGCCAACTATCCCTAATATTGGTATAGTTATAGGCATGTGTTAATTCTGAAAAGTCTAACTCTGCAAAAGTCTGGTTTTTTAATATATCTGCTAAAGCAATTACATCTGAATAAAGGTTTACATTGTAACTGATTTCACCATCTTGCTCTATTACAGTAATCATTCTTAGATATCCTTCAAATAAAATAAATCCATCTTGTTTTAATACGCATTGAGTCTTAATGTAAGGGTTAAAGATTAAGTCATCATAAGATCTAGTAACCTCAAACATATTGTTAAAGATTTGATTGTTTCTTTTTGTAGCAGGTAGATTGAAGTCTTTAGAATAAGACTGTACTTTCTCAGCTACATTTTTAAAGTCATCAACACTTAAAGTTAAAGGTATTTCTTCTTCTGCATATAAGTCGCATATCACTTGACCATCTGACAGCTCGCTATGAACCCCTGATACTACATGGGCACTTTGTTTAATTGACATATTGTCCACTTTCAGGTCGCTTGTTTTCCCTGAAAAATTTATCAAGAAAGTAGGGCTTATTGATGGTGAGGTAAAAGTATAAGTTATTGTATTTAAGTTAGCACTTATTGAAGCTGTCTGAGTCTGTATAGTTCCATTAAAAATCTTAATAGTTACATCTCCCACAGCAGGAGTAGATATATTAATAACTACATCATATTGACCTCCTACTGCTAATCCTGAAAGCCTTTGGTACATTCCATTATGACTTAGTGAGACACCTGCTTGGAAATCCACTAACCCCAAAGCCTCTGTAGGTGCTACTGTTGCTCCCCAAATCCCACCGCCTGTAGTATGATATCTATACCAATTCCCTAAGACTAAAGAAGGCGTGCTACTAATAGCAGCTTGCATAGGAGTGTTGGATGCTGTAGCATAATCAGGAGTACTGTTTAGTCCTGTAAAATTAATTCCATTAACTAAATATTCAGTAAGTGAAGCGGTAGATACTGAATTATAAGTACCATCATAAGTTTGCGGATATAATATTAATTGAGTGCTCATTATACAGCTTGTGTTCTTTTTAATTTACTCTTTTCAATCTCAAAAGTATATTGCATTAATCTATCATTTGCTATTGTTTTTCTTGTGTAGCTTGAAGTTGTAATAGTTGCAGGTTGTACATAATTATTTAACGCTGAGAATGGTGCATCAGTTTGATATCCTTCTAATACATATACCTCTGTTGAGTTTATTAACTGCTCAAACCAAACACCTTCTTCTTCGGTTACAAAGTCAGTATTCATTTTTATTTTCTCAGTTGTATTTACTCTAAAGTTTTTCTTACCCCCTTTATATCCTGAGATTCTATAAGCCTTTTCATTCCAAGTCCCTGCAATTTGAGTGTAAGGAGTTTTCTTAGTAGATATTGAGTTTATAGATTTCATCTGAAAAGTATAGTAATCCCAAGTCCCCCATTGATTAAGCCATGTAAGTCTTATTGGCTCATAGCCTTTTGTTTCAGGGCAAATAATCTGAATAGTAAGGTCTTGGGCAATTGCTGACCCACTTATATCATAAACCCTTATACCATAGTGAGTTAGCCCAGCTAGAACTGCCAGAGCAAAAGTAGAACTCCAATTCTTTAAGTTTCCAGGAAACAATCCTGCATACATAAGTTTTATATTGGAGTCTCCTGTATTTGAACTTGAACCCCCATTAGCAGTAGTTTGAAATATTGTCTCACTACTAGCTCCAGAAGGATAGTGATAAGTAACAAGAAACTTATAGACAGGAGGAACACTATTTGATACATAATTAAAAAAAGGGATTGTCCCATAGTCAGTAACTCTTGCATATTGAGTAGTCGGAGCTGTTGAAAGGTAAGACCTACTAATACCATTTAAAAAATAATGCGACATATCATAGCCGAAGCTATCTTGAAATACATCCAAAGCATCATCAGGCTGTATCACTCCATTAAATATAGTATAAACCTTGCTATCTTCTTCATTATTATTTGAAGGATCAGTAGGTGGTATTATCGGCCCTGTAAGTGAGGTTGCATATTCTATCATAAACCTAACCTGAAAATATTTAATACTATTATCACTACAAGATATTTTATCTATTAAATGAATGGGGTGAATTATCTTAGCACTACCTTTATAAGAACTACCTGTTAAAATCTTAGAGCCTTCATTATCTGGCTTTACAAAAGTTTCTAGTACGGGAGTTAAATTAAATATCCCCACTCCTGCGTTATTAGGTGTAGTCTTAAAAGTCCCCACAAGGGATGCTGCTGCACCTGGCACGATAGGGTTACTACTTACATGTACTTCAGCAATAAATTTTACCTTAAAGTTATTAGCTACTATTGTACTTTGTGATATTGAAAAGATTAACTCTTGCCCTATTGGTGCGTGGGTGTATAATGGGTGCTGTTCTATTACTACTGACATAATTTTTTTATTTTATTATTTAGGTCTATAAAAAGTGGTGATGTAAGTTTCAATATCCAATTTTAATTCTTTTAAGAAGTTATCTTTAAGTTCCTTATATCCTATTCCTACAGGTCTTTGAAAGAAGCTAAGACTTTTAATTCCTTCCCTTTTTATTTTTTTACTTATTAAGTAAGCAAACCCTGATACATATTGACCTGTATCTTTAGATCTTCCCCTACCCAATCCTTTAGGTTCTATTCCTTTTCTCTTAATCCATTTAGAAAGTATGTCAATAGGCGGGCCTTTCGTAGTATACTTGTAGGGGCTTGACCTTATTGTTCCTTTGGTATCTTCATAGGACACTTCCTTTTGATTGCCTGAAACTCCTTTGTCTAAATACTCTCCATAATTTTCCATATAGAACCTAGTAGTAAACCCTTGAGAATCAGGTACTACTTCAAATCTAATTGACTCACCTAATACTGTGCTTCCTTTTTCATATAATAAATTAGCCTTCGCATCATTTACAACTTGCTGCCCAAATTCTTCTAGTATTTTTTCTATATGCTTAGTATTCATTATACTGATGCTACAAATACTGCTACTTGTGGATTGTAATCAGTTCCCACAGGACTTATTTGTAAAGATGCTAAGTCTGATAATGTTGGAAAACTTGGTGCTCCAACTTCACCTACAGCAACTTCCTCACCTAAGCAAAGGATATGCGAGTTTCCAGGAGTTAGTAGGACTGTATAGCTAGAGACTGTAGTTGCAACCACTAATTCTAAAGAGCCATCTTCATCTAAGTTAGTGACCCTAACATAGCGTACATTCTCTACATCAATAGCTCCTGGAGATGTAAAGGGTGCTGTAGCAAATACTGCTACTGTTGTCACATTAGAATGAGCACAAGTTACTATTCTTTCAAATACATTATTAATCCCTGTAGTTGTTACAGAGTTTGTGTTACCTCTAAGAGCGCCATTCAAGACGACTGATTCGGTTACTGTTGTTGTTAAGTCTGCTGCCATAATTTTATATTTTTATTGTTATTTTAAATTTCTTCCAACCTATTTCGACTATCCATTTACCTATCTTGAACTTAAACATTACTTACCTATCGGATTGTCCTGCATAGGTATTACACAAGCTTGAAAGTCATTCTCTACTGTAATGCCTATTGAGAAAACCCAGCCAGTCAAAAGGTTGTCAAATCTTTCAGAGAACGGCTCTAAGTTATACTCACCTTCTGCAAAGTATGAAGCATTGTCAATAGCTAATTCTCCTGCTGCTTGCCACTTACTATGTCGCATCATTGAGATTATATCTACACATATTTGCAAACAACTAGAAAGGACTTCTTGCTCATTACTTAGATTATCTGCTGATTGTAAATTAGCTTCAGTCCAATCTTCCTTTTCGGTTACAGCATCCATAACAAAGAGCTGAAAGTTATACGTAAGTTCTGAGGGTGCTGTTGATACATTGACAGGGTTTATATGAAACAAAGGGAATAGAGTTGCATTCATGTCTATATCGTATATATCCCCTGTAGTAGTAGTTGAAATCTGTAGGTGATTATCGCCTAAACTCTTTAAAGTGTCAATTACATTATTGTATGTCTTATTAGCTATCATGTCTTTTTACTTGTTTACTTTCGTTTAGATCTGTTTCATAACTTAACCAAGTTAAGCACTCTAACAGATTCATTTTTGTTATTGCTTCTAGCTTACTTATGTCTTGGTTACAGAGTCGGTGGAGGACTCCAAACCAGCCCCACTTTTCGCTGAAACTTTCGCTGCTTCTTCCATCTCCTTTATTAGAGGAATCATCAAATACGATTGCAAACTGCTCGATAATTCCTGTACGAAATTCCAAAAAAAAACCAGCGCACTTTGCACTTGCTCCGATGACATCTTCTTCATCACTTCTGCTCTTATAGTTATCTCACCATCATAGGCTTCTATTTTATATGCTTCCCCTTTTCTATCTATAACTGGTCTAAACAATATTGCCATTAACTCTGGTAGATTATTTTCTAAACTATCCTTAATAAGCGTTTCAATATCGGCATACTCACCGATTGTAATATCGTCTAGGTTCGGATGAAAGCCATACTCTTGACCATCAATATAAATTAACTTTTTAAGTAAGGTTTCTTGCTCACTTTGTAACTTGCCCATTTTCTCCATAAGTATGGCCACATCTTTTAAAGACAATTTATTTATTAACATCTCAGGAATATCTGACAGTGCAAGTATACTTGTTTTGGCATCTTCTGCATTCCCAAGGTCTTTTGACTTTACTAATTGCAGCCAAGATTCCAGAGTTACATCAGACCAAGAATTAATAATATTATAAGTTTCTGTTTTACCTTCTTTTTTAATTTTTACTTTCATAGTTTATATATATATAATAGAAATAGTGATTATTTAGTTTAAAGTTAATTTTTTAGTTGTATGTTTGCCAAGTTCTTCATATTCTTTCTTGTTAAAAGGAGTTGCTTATAGTCAATGGGATAACCCCAAATACTTTAAGTAGCTCCTTTTTTTATTGCACAAAATACTTACCAGCATTAGGATTGTCTAAGTGATAAATGACATTATACCTAATTCCATCTATTGCGTGATTCCATTTGTCAATATATAATTTTGAGCCCTTATCTTGATAAGCATAATTGTTTAGCTCTTTAGCAATGTTCGTTGATTCAGGAGTTATGATTAGTTCATAATCTTGCATCCTTGTTATTCCACTTTCAATCGTTCCTTTTTTAACAGGCTTTATATTAACCCCTAAATGTTTTAAATCGGCAATTAGCCTTGGCTCTGCACTATCAGCTATTATCAGGCTTTGCCCTACTTTATCTAAAACTATTTGTGCAAGTTCATATGATTTTAATCCATTCCTATAGATATGTTCTTTTAAATATATCTTTTTATGCTTCTTATCAATAGCAACTTCTGTAAGTGAGTCGGGGTCTATACTAAAACCAAAGTCCATTCCACAAGAAGTTTGTAAGTCATCAGGATTGAATTCACCTATTGACCAATTCTCAAAGACTACTCCTTCAGCTTTATCTAACCAACCGCCCATTATTTTGTGAGTGTACTTTTTAAAATTAGTGTGCTTTATAGTCTTAATACGCTCTAGGAAGCTCTGTGAGAGATTATCTTTGTTATCTAGGTATGTACTATGGATATAGCATACATTGTCTTTAACGCCATTAAAACCACCTTCAACACCTTTGCTTTCAAAGAACCTATTATATATCCAATGTTCTTTAGTTACAGGGTTTAAGATTAATATGATTCTATTCTGGATATCCTTCTCTCTAATACTAAGGTCAATTGTGTCAAAAATGTTTTCATCTATAATTTCTTCAGCTTCATCAAGCACCCAGCAACTTATTCCTTGTAATGATTTTAAGTTAGCTGTTTGATTTCCTGCTGATGTCTTGATACCTCTAAATAAGATGTCACTCTTACTTTTTGTATTAATTACTTCAGCTTTATTTACAAAAAACATATCATCATTATATCCAAGTAATCCTATCTTTTGTAGAAACTCAGGAATGATTGACAAGTGAGCTGACACCATTGTGTATCTTGTAAACAAAACCCTAATGCCTTTTACCATTGTAAGTAAAGTTAAGAATACCGTAACAGCAAAAGACTTGCCTGACCCCCTACCACCTGTTATTATGAAGTACCTAGCATCAGATTCAAATAATGCATTATATTTATGATTCAGTCTCAGTTTTATAGAATGTTATGAGTGGTACATGTAACGCTTCATCTCCTGATGTTATGTCTAGCTTATTTGTTTCATTCATTCCACAAATGTTTTTAGCTCCGTGTATAACTACTGAAGGGACTTTATCTTTAATACATTCATAGAATTTAGACATAACAAAGTCTTTAGCTATTAACTCTACAGTTTTTACTTTTTGAGCAAACTCATCATCTTCTTTTAACCACTTGTAATAGTTAGTCCTTGAAAGGTCGCAAGACTTTAATGCTGTTGTTACTATCCCTAGACTTCCCTCTAGTGCTTTCAACATTTGCTCCTTAGCTATTTTTGTTCTATTTTGTTCCATTAATATAATCTTTTAGATTGTTTTTGATTTTCCAATTCAATTCTTCTTTAGTATCATTTTGTATTGTAATTGCCTTGTATCTTTCTCCTTTCCTTTCAGGTATAAATTCTATGTTGTCTGTAAACATTTTAGCAACATCTATTATTTTATATTCTTCATCAGAACTTAAGTACCATTCCTTATTGCTATCTTTCATTCTAACCTTGCCTAAAGCATTTACAATATCATCTATATGGGTAAATTGCCTACTTTGTTTTCCATCGCCTACAACCGTTAATGCTTTTCCTTCCTTATATTGTTTTTCAAATATTCCTATTACAGTTGCATAATCTCCTTCTGTTATATGATTCTTTCCATACACATTATAAAAGTAACATACTTCATATTTTAGTCCATACCATTCTGAGTAGTTCTTAATCAACTCAACCATCTTTGCTTTCACCCAAGAATAGGGACTTAAATTTTCATTACCTCCAAACTTAGAACTTGAAGCAGAATAGATTAGTTTAGCATTCCACTTCTTACATTGTTCTAACACCCTACTTGTTCCCCATAAATTGCTCATCATTAAATATTCCACATCTTTAAATGATGGTACTACTCTTGAGTACTCTCCAAAATGATAGACAATATCTTGTTTAGGTAATTCGTTTATCTTCCAAGTACAATCTTGTATGTACTCTACCCCTTTAATATGATTAGCTTCTTGACCTGTAAAATAATTATCTAAAGATGTTATAGTTGCATTTGTATTTTTTTTTAGATGCTTTACCAAGTTACTTCCTATATATCCAGCACCTCCTGTTACTAATATATTCATTTATTATCTTTATAGAATTTGTCTAATTGTTTGTTTTGTATCATACCGACTTTTTTTAATTTCATTCCAAACTCTTTTGGCTTTAAGCTATCCCAGTCTATATCTTTTCTTCTTATTAGTGGTTGCTTAAAAAATGTCTTCCACTTTATATCGTGATGAGGTCTACCGAATTTCACTACTGTTCTAACATATTGAGGCCACATTTCTTCTAAGCTCTTTGCTTTTAATAATTTCTTGTCAAATGAATTTCCTTTATATAAGTCTGTTTGGTTACCCCCTTTCATTTTAGCAGCTGTACTTGTCTTGTCCACTAAGAAGGCATTGAATAAAACTGTGCATAAGCCACTATCTAATACCTGCAAACATAAATCTACATCTTCATTATATTTCAATCTCCACCTATGTGGAATATAGCTGTCAATTAACATAGCGGAATATGCGTGAACATTATAAAAAAATGGATGTTGCATTTCATTCATACAAAATGTAGTATAATTAAAAGCAGCTATTCCTATATTTTCATATCTATCTACAAATTCTTCAATTGCATTTATTGATTGTTCAGGATTGCATTCTATTCTTTTGCCTTTGTATAATCTTCTAAACCTCTTAATATTGTCATCAAATATCCAATGTCTTTTAGCACCATTATCTTTAGCGTGTCCCCATATCCAATTCCTAGCAGGTGTTCCTCCCATTCCTAAGTTTGAAAAAGGCAATACTAATACTCTATCTCCAAGTACATCTCTATACTCTTGCTCCTCTTGTGGCTCTACTACTATATGAAAATCTAAATTATGCTCCATAAAACATTTTGCAGTCATAGGATTTTCCCATCTGCCTTTCGACAATATGTAAACAGGGTATTTAGTCATCAAATTTTAGATTCTTCAAGTCTTGTTTTTCTTTATATGGATGCCAAGTAGTCCAAGTGTTACTTTCCTTTGTCATTTTAGTTTGGATGTCAATCGGATGTAACTTATGAAATTCATCTCTATCTTCTTGCGTTTCAAAATTTATGATTATCTTATATGGATTATCTTTAGCTTCAAAGTCAGGCATCCCTACCCATTCTTCCATAGAATTTATTTTATTAACTGTGTCGTCTATATTCTGCCAAACATCTAGTCCCCAATCTTCAAGTTTAGTACTATCCCACTCATTCCCTAACATATCCCACTCCCACTCTCCAAATCCTACATTATCTTTTACTATAAACTCCTTCTTTTGTTCTTCAGTAAGTCCTTCAGCTATGTCTATCCATACTTCTTTAAGTCCTGCTTCTTTACTTGCTTTCCATCTCATATTCCCTCCAAGTATTATCATATCCTCATCAACAATAATTGGTCTCAACTTTAACATCTCAGGAAATTCCTGAATAGACTTCACTAACTTTTTGAATTTATGGTCTTTTATTATTCTTGGATTGTTAGCATTTCCCTTTACGTTACTTATCTTAACTTGTTGTTTCATAGTATATAATAGAATTTAATTGATTTTATTTAATAGTCCTCATTGATACCTCTTTCACCTAATAGTTTTTCTTTAGCTCCATCCCAAAGTTTATCACCTTTCTTGCTTAATGATTCTTCAGTTCGTATTTGACTAGGCATTCCTTCAAGTGGTTCTGAGTCCATGTACTTGCCGCATTTGCACAAAGCCTCTTTGGTTTCCCAATCTCCGTCTACGTGAACTATTGTAGCTTTTGAAAGTTCTTTAGTCTTTCCACATTTACATTTATATTTTGTCATTTTCGGTTCGTAATAATCAGTTGGTATCACCATCATTAAATTTTTTAGTTGTTTTTTTGCTTATATGTTTTTCAAGTTGCGATCCTATATATAAGCCGCTAACTAGCCCCACCATGTATAGCACGACAAATGTTATAATTGTAAATGTTGTTTTAATTATCATCTTCTAATTTTTTTAATAGTTGTGTTGGTGTATATATTGTCAAGCTATCATTGTAGTTTTTATATATACAAGTAAAGTTTTCGTTTTTCCCCTCTTTCCAAGTCCAAAGAGTTTTAGTTAGATTTTCAATTTGTTGTTTCAAAACCCATTTGATTGTTTTATATTTCCTTTTTTCTGTCATAGTTTCTTTTTTTTAATTTAATTCTATTGTCTTTTACATATTTTATTGGCTGTGCAAAGCCAAACATCATTCTAAAAGTTCCCATTGTTTCAGGGCAGTATAGTTTCACTTTCGCCATCTTATTATTCTTTTAGTTTTTCATACAATCACACCAATCTTTCCAAAATCTTTTACAGCAATGAACTCTTGGATTATATTCATCTTTATTTTCTGGATTTGCTTTTTTATAATCAGCCCACCAAGATGGTTCTTTTACTTTTGTTTTCATATCTATTGTTTTAGTTGTTTAATTCTCTTGTATTAGATACATAAATTTCAGCTTCATATA